CCGCCATCGGCCGCACGGGAAGAATCAATGGGTCACTTGGCGTCTTCGGTGACGAGGCCCCACGCGTGGAACTGTTCGCCGTTAGTGCCCTTGAGCATCTTGAACGTCATGCTGAAGTTCATGATCTCGCTGGATTTCAGGCTCACGTCGTCATGGTCGGACACCTTCGCGTTGGTGCCGTACAGGAGGAAGGGACGGTCCTGCTGGTCGAGCGCGACCAATACGAGGATCCATTCCTTCTTCAGGCCGGCTCCCTTGATGCTGATGCCGCCGTCGGATTCCACGTCCACGTCGAAGTAGGCGGACACCACGTCCTTGCGTCCCTCCATCGCGGCGAGCTGGAGCGTCCAGTAGCCCGGGTCCGTGTCGGACAGGACGATGTCGCCGTTGTGCGCCTTGTAGTCGGTGCTGTCGCCCGGCTCCGGATGCAGGACGGCGCCGTCCTCGGTGGAATAGCCGATCGGCTTCTTGTTGGACGGCGGCGTCCAGTTCACTCCGGTCGGGGCTACGAACGTGCTGTCGCCCTTGGGGAACAGGAACAGCGCGTAGTTCTTGATCAGGCGCACGTTGCCGGCGGTATTGCCGTTGGACACGTACCCATAGTCGGTCGATCCGTCCTGCAGGCTGGTTTCGGATGCCGTCTGTTCGACGGCGGTGGTTTCTTCGTTGTTGTCGGACATTCGCCCATACCTTTCGTTCTTGCCCGTGTGGCGGCACGTCTTGTTGTGTTTCAGTTGACGGAGACCTCGAGCAGGAGCACGCCGTACGCGCACACCAGTCTCTTGTCCTCGTCGGTCATGCGTACCGGTCCGGATTCCAGTGACGCGCTGATGAGCGGCGCGACGGTTCCGAGCCTGATGATCTCCTTCGCGATTGCGGCCCACAGGCGGGCGGCCTTGTCCCAGTCGCCCGTATGGTCCTCTTTCATGCAGCGCACGCCCAGCCGCAGTCGCACGTATTGGGAGATGGGAGTGCTCATGCCTTGCATGGAGTCGGCCAATGTGGCTTCCGTATAGGGCGGTTCGAGGTCGGATCGTTCGATGGTGTCGAACGTCACGTCCGGGAACAGCTCCCGCAGCCTGGGCAGGAGCAGCGGCTCCGTGCGCCGTGGGGTGACGGGGATGCTCATATGTGCATCCTCCCGAGCGTGTCCTCCAACGTGCCGTGCGCCTTCTCCACGGGTGCGGGGCAGAGGATGGCCACGCCGTTGCGGTTCGCGCCGTTATGGTCGCGCACCATGCAGCGGCTGTCGGTGACGGCCTCGTTGGCGGCGTCGCGCATGCGGTCCCGCAGGGTCTCGTTCTTCAATACCTGTTGGCTGAACGCCTTGCGGTTGAACACGAATCTGCATCGTTTGGCCATGTTTATCCTTTTCGTTCTCCGACGGCGATGACGTCGCCGATGTGGCGTCCGTGGAGGTTGTTCCATACTTGCGGTTTTCCTTTGACGGGCAGGAGGATGCCTCTGACTTTGATCAGGTCGGCTGGCTGGATGCCTGTCGGTTGGCTGCCGCGGATGTGGATCGTGTATTCGATGGTCCGTGGATTGGCGTTCTCCTCGACCTGGTCGGTGGTGGAGGACGGGGCTACCACCGCCTGAAATGCGCCGACACGGACGGGCTTGCCTTGGATTGGATTGCCGTCCGTGTCGGTCGTGGGTTGGCCGCGCCATACTTCGATGGTTTCCATTAGGACACCTCACCTGTGGCCATGTCGACGCTGAACGCGCGTTGGGCGTTGATGCCGAGGATGCGTTTCTCGTCGCCGCGCAGCCACAGGTCGCCGGTTGGTGCTCCGAAACTGTATTGTTCGCTGAAGCTGCCGGTGGTCTGGTTCATCTGGGTGACGCCGCCGGGGATGTCGAGCGGGTCGGCCTGCATGATCCTGCGGACGATGTCGCAGGTGATCTTCGTCAGCAGGCGTGGCCGTTCTTTTTGGAGACGTTGCCAGTTCGGGGAACGTTCCTTGATGTAGTCGGTCACGTCCATGAGATGCGTGTCGGCCTTCTCGCGTTCCTCGTCGGTGAGCTTGTGCCATCTCCGTTCGAGGTCGTCGGAGGTGGCGAACACGTCGGGTTCGACGGTCATGTCGGTCTCCGTCAGGCGGTGAGCAGGACGAAGCGGTTGATGTCGCGGATGCGGAAGCCGACCTCGATTTCGATTCGCACTGCGAACATGTTGTGTTCCCACAGGTTGATCTGCTTGCCGTCGATGGTGACGGTGGCCTGGTCGGAGATGCTGGTCTGCAGGCCCTCGACGCTGCCCCATGCGGCGGATGCGAATTCGCCGCCGACGCCGATGATCTCCTTGGCGGGGGTTTCTCCGGTGACCGCGGGGACGTGCACGCCCTTGGAGATCTGCACAGGATTGCCGAGGATGGTGGACACGTCGGACGAGCCGGTGCCGTCGAGGAACAGTGGTCGTCCGTTGTTGTCGGTGGCCTGTCGCAGGAGGCTTCGGCCCTGGGTGGACATTGCCCATCCGTCGAGGGTGCCATCCGCCGCGGATACGGAGTCGTCGGCCGCGTTCAGGTTCTTCCACACGTCTTGACCGAGGCTGATCTTCTTTGCGGTCTTCAATGTGTCGAAGTCCGAGCCCGGAGCGTCAACCAATCCCATGATGGTCTTGTCGAAGGTGCGCGCGATAGCGCCCGGCCCCTTGGCGACCACTTGGTCGTAGAGGGCGCCGAAGTCGCGCTTGAACTGGTTGGAGAACGGCATGATGACCGCGATGGTGTACGGCAGCATGTCCTTCTTGCCAAAGCCGACGCCGCTCTTGGGTTTCTCCGCTCCTTCATCGACCCACGCGGCCTCGGGGTCGCCGGTGATGATCGGCACGCGTGCGCCGTTGCCTGGAAGCTTCATCTCGGGTACGAGCTGCATGAACGCGCTCTGGTATTTCGCGGTCTGCCAGATCTCCGCCTGGGTTTCTGGAGTGAGGTCGAGGCCATTGCTTTTTCGGGTCATTGACGGATCTGCCATGACTCATCCTTTCATTAAGTGGCTGATGGTTGGGTTACAGGAGCGTGTTCTTCATGGCGTTGGCGAAGTCCTCGCGGCCGGAATGTTTCGGCTTGGCCTGTCCGGTGCGGGCGCTCTGCTCCGCGACGATTCCGCGGGATCTCATGCCGGCGAACACCTTCATGAGTCTTTCGGCGTAGTCGCCGATCTGCTTCTCATCGTCGCCGACGAGGACGCTTGGATCGCTGATGCCGTGTTTGGCCGCGACCTCGGCACGGATTGCGGAGAGCTCTTTCTCATGTTCGGCCTGTTTGGCTTCGTTTTTAAGCTTCTCGTTCTCTTCGAGCGCTTTGGAGAGCTTCGATTCGAGGTCGGCGGTGTGACCGGCCTTCTCCTTGAGTTCCTCATAGTCGCTTTTCCTGCCGCGTTCCCTGCCGAGGCGTTCGTTGATGATGCGGTCGACTTCCTCCTGCGTGAAGGTCTTCGGCTTCGCGTCGTTCACGTCCTTCGTGGTCGGAGCGTGCTGTCCCGGCTCCTGCTGGCCGTCAGCGTCGGTCTGATTGTCTTCTGCCATGATTGGTAGCTCCTTTTGTTTGGTTTTCCACGCCTGACGCCGGCGAGTGGGCGGCCATTCTTGTTGGTTTCGCGCATGGCTGCGCCCCGCCCCATCGCTGGGGTGTGAAAGGTAAAAGAAAAGCCACCACGTTTTCGACGTGATGGCTTTCTGGGATTCAGAGATTTCCAAGCGCTTTTCTTCGCGCGTATTCGGACCTGAGTTCGTCGGTCGACACATAGTCGCCGACGGACCAGCGCTTCTTTCCTTCGTTCCTGACCCATTCATATTCGTCCTGCGGCATGGAGATGTCGCCATACTTGCGTTTGATTTCCGCAAGATGGCGCTCATCGGTGACTTCCTTCAAATCACCGGGCATAAACGTGAAACGGTCGGAACGATCCATAGGCTCAATCATAGCAGTCTCAGATAAACAATCGGCCTGCCGTCGGATGCTCCAAGCCCTTCGAAACGAAGAGTCCTTCCTCTCGGCAGAAGAATTTCGTATTCTCCCGGATGCTGAGTGATCGGCTCCACATACACGCCGGCGCTTCCCGGCGGTACCAGGATTCTTGTGGCGATGCGGTCTTCCCCATCAACGTCAATGCCTCCCTCCTTGATGCTGGTGGCCATGTAGCCGATGTGTTCGAAGGTGCGACCGGTATTCAAATCGAAAAGCGACTCCATGTCGTTGACGTGGAACGTCGACAACCGCATCTGCCTGTCGACCGTGAAACGTTCTCGGGTGATATGGTCGGATATCGCTTCGTCGATGCATTCGACCTGATGGATGACGGCTTTTGACGGGTTTCGTCCGCTGAACAGGTAGCCGTTGATACTTTTATAGCTGTCTCCGGTCCAATCCATCAAAGCCGCGATCTTCTCGTCGTTGGAGAATCTATCTCCAGGCATCCTGACGCTGTAATCCGACAATCTCGATAGTTCGGAAGCACTGATCGGAATCGATTTGCCGCTCCATCGAATCGTCGGTTGGGCAGTCACGCCATCATTGACCTCATCGTGATAGATGCGTCTCAATTGGGCTAGCGTGTCACGCCAGTCGCCGTCATCGCCGGCCGCGGCCTTGGCTGCCTGGTACATTTCACGATACTTGTCCGGATCGTATCCTTTGAGTTTGCTGCTGCCCCAGCTTGGCACGATGTCGCAATCGCAGTCCGCATGGTATTGCATCTGCCGTCCGGCGGTGTCCCCGCTCAGGTAGGCGAATCCACGCGAGGCGAGCATAAGGCAGAACGCGCATGTCTTAGCCCCTCGTGGGACGCGAGCCCAGCGAGGCTTGGTGGGGTCGTTGGCCACGGCCCTCTGCATGGTCAGCCGTCCGACCGTCTGAATCAGATTCTGCACGTATTCCAGCGCCTGCTCCTCGTCGGCGAACGTTGGCCACAGGTCGTCGATGGTTCTTCCGGCGTTATTGTGCACGACGCCGTTCTCATCTGGAATGACGTCCTTGTAATGCAATCCCATGAAGTCGGTGTTGTTGAAACCGCCTTCCATCTGCCAGACCGCACGGTCGGCGGTGATGGTCGGCGGATCGTATTCCGGCATATCGATTCCGCCGTATTGCGCCCATAGGTCGCGCACATGGCTGTAGTAGTCGGACGCGAGTTTGTTGGCCGCGTCAGCATACCGGTTGATCTCCGCTTTGATGAGTTCCTGGCTTTCACCGTCCCAGACAAGTCCTGAAACGCTGTTGCCTGCCTCCTTCTGCAAGCGGCTCATGGTGTCCGTGTAATCCTCGTACAGGTCGTTGAGGTCGAGTTCAAGCCTTCTGTGTTGTTCCGGAGGCAGGTTCAGACTGTTCAGGCTCATTTCCGCCGCCTTCCGGTAGTTTGAGGCTGACCGGCGTCATGCCGGTGAATTCAATGCCTTTCAGTCCAAGCATCGATGCCGCGGATTCCGGTGTCACCCCGGCTCTGATCGCTACTCCCAGTGCGTCGAAGCTGTCCTTCAGCCCCCCCCCGCAACAGTTGATTGCGTGGAAGCGTCGGTCTGGCGTTCCCCGTCGTCCTGCGTCTGCTCAGTCTGTTGGCGCATGCCGCGAATCTGGTCGAGGACCTGTCCGGCTTGAGCCTTGCGCTGGTCGGCCTTCAAGCGGACGATCTCGCTTCTGCTCAATCCGGCGCGGGTCATGCCGACCTCGCTGTTGGCGAACGAGTCGATGCTGCCGGCGAGTTTGCTGAACGCGTCGGCGCTCATGGAGCTTGACGGAGTGTTGGGGTTCTTCCAGTCGACCTGCAGTTTCATCAGATCATCGTCTGACACCGATGGATCCTGTATGCGCGCCACGAGGCGTGCCGCCTGCAGGATCGATTCGCCGAAATCACGGTCGCAGTGGCGAGCCTCGATAATCAGGTCCTCGCGTTGCGCCTCGGTCGCGTCCGCTGACGTCGGATTCGCGTCCGATACGATGCCGAGCGAGCTGGCGGGAATGTTCATCGCGCTGGCGAACATGGCGGCCCAGCTTTTCAGCATCGTCAGGTGCGGATCCATGCTGGATGCGGCCAGTTGGGTCACTGTCGGCGAATCACCGTCCGCGTCCTTGCTGATCATGTTGTAGCGGCCCATGTAGAGTTTGAGCGCGGCGTCCGCGCTCAAGGACGCGAGCTCGTCGCTGGTGCCCATGAGCAGGATTTTCGGGAATGCGTAGAATTCGGCGTTCGCCTCGGCGCGCACGATGGTGCGGTTCGCGCCGTCGATGATGTTCATCGCGTCATGGCTGATGCGGGAGCGTCCGAATGGTTTGACTTCGGTGGCTTTGTAGGCGAGGCGGAACACGCTGCATTCGCCGTTCACGGTGGGTTGTGATCCTTGCACGTACCATGTGCCGAGACTGCGGGACACGCTGATGTTGCGCGTCGGCATGTAGAGCACGAGTCCGATGGCCTCGTTGTCGTTGTTCACGTCGGTTATGGCCATGCATGCCTTGACGCGTCGGTTCGGGTAGTCCCAGATCGCTGCCGAGCTTTCCGCGGTGTGGGTGCGGATGAGAGGCCTGTTCTCCGCATCTTGGATGACGCTGAGGAACGAGCAGCCGTGAATGAGTGCCGTCTGTATGGCCTGCTGAAGGACGCTGGTGAAGCCGATTCTGCTCATGAAGTCCTGTAGTTGGAACGGATCATCGACACCAGGCGAGACGAATCCCTCGAATACGCAAAGCTCGGCGAGCATGTCCACCGCCTTGCGTGCCCATCCCAATGGCGTGTAGTGGTCCTTGATGGACTGTGGAACCGTGAGACCGAAGTCGACCAGCGGCTCTTTCGATTCGTAGTATGCGGTGAGTTTCCGATTGCGGCTCGCATGACGTGTCCACACTTCGGCGAGCTCTGCGAGCAGTTCGTTCTCTTGGTTTGTAAGCCCGTCGATGCTGGTGGGCACAACCAGTTTCGTCAGCGCCACCGATCCTCCGGACGGCCGCCAGCTATCCGGAACGTTTGTCATCTGGATGTCACCCATTTAGATTCCTCCGATGGTCTGTCGTCTTCCGGGATGTCGTTTTGTCGTGCACGCCCCGTACAGGGCGATCGTGGTTGATACGAGCGGCGTTATGTCGATATCCGAGCCGAGCTTGTTCCATGCGATCGCGCCGGACTGTCCCAATGGACGCGTGGTCGCGCCCTTGACGGCTGCGGCCAGCTGCGGCTGGTATTCGTCCGGCGGGTGCTTGAGCGTTCCGGCTTTGAGCATGTCGAGGAATCGGCCGCATGCGCGGCCCATCTCCTGCATGTTCGTCACGGTGACCTTCACGTGCGCGGCCTTCAGTTCGGGCAGCAGGCTCATTGCCGGGGACTGCGCGTCGATGACCACGCTGGCGGTCTTCGGCCAGCGTTCGGCAAGCCAGTCCACGGCCCACATGGTTCCCGCCTGCCGCGCGTCCTTGATGTTCGCCATCTGGATGACGGCCGACCCGTCCTCGTACCGCAATGCGGCGCCGATGGTCAGCACGCTCCTGTCGGGCGGCATGTCGATGCCGAAGCTCACCGTGCCGCCTTCGGGCACGTCGTCGGTCTCGGCGGCCTTCCACAGGTCGGGGCTGATGGCGTACGCGGTGGCGGTCTCATCCCAGATGCCGAGCGCCTCACGGCGGAACGAATCATCGGCGAGGAGATTGCGCATGCGCAGTATCGCCTGCTCGCTGGTGCGTTTCGGATACGACGGGTTCGCTTTCGCCCACGCGTTCCGGTCGTCCGGATCGCAGTCTCGGTCCGCGCCGAGCTCCACGTAGAGCATGTCGTCCGACTTGCCGGACAACGCGGTGGAACGTTTCTCCTCGAACGCCTCGCACTGGTCGCCCGGCTTCGGCGGGTTGCCCATGAACACGATCAACGGGTTCGGACTCGTGTTCACGATCGGAATCAGGTTGTCCAAAGCCTTGATGGTGAGGATTTGAGCCTCGTCGAACACCTCGATGTCTGCGGAGTGCAGTCCTCGGCCGAAACCGTTCTCGCGGGCGCCGAACATGATGCGGCTGCCGTTGGTGAAACGGATCTCCTGCTGGCCGTTCGCTCGACGCACGTTCCGCACGTACCTGGACAGTTTCGGATTGCGTGTCAGGTCGCACATGTCGGCGAACGTCTCGTCGGAGGTGCGCGTGTGGTGCGCGGTCCAGATGACCAATGTCCCGGCGCGTCCGGCGCACAGGATGAACATCGCGGTGCCGACCGTGAACGTCTTGCCGATCTGCCTGCAGCTGGACAGTACCGCCCCACCGGAGCCACAGGCGTATTTGCCGTCCGCGCGTTTGGCGAACAGCAGGTAGAGGAAGCCCTTCTGCCACAGGTCGTAGTGGATTCCGGCCTTGGCCGCCGCGTTGTTGATCAGGTTGAAGTCGCTCGACGTGACGTCTTCCGGCTGCACGAGCCGTTGGGCGATCTCAGACAATCGACGCTCCGACATCCTCCGCCACCTCCGTCACGTCATCATTCGCATCGAACAGGCTGCCGGATTCCTCGGCCATGCGCATCCGTTCGTCGAATTCGGCGAGCTTGCTGCTGATCGACGGCAACGCGCTGGCCGGCGTCGAGGGGTCATGCAGAGCCTCGCGCAGTCTGCCGACGATTTCGCGGAGCGTGTCCTCATGGGAGCCGTCCATCATCCGTTCGAAGTTCCGTCTGTCGAGTTCCCGCTCCGGTTTTCTCTTCGCCTCAACAGGTTTGCTCTTCCTCGCCTGAGCGGGATTGTTCTTTTTCCGACGATAATCCGCTTTCTGACGGCAGGATTTGGAACAGTACTTCTGAGGCCTCCCGTGGCCGGATGGCTGGAATTCCTTGCCGCAGAGTTCGCACTTCATCGGCGCTTCCCTCGCTTTCCGACCTTTCGTTGTTTTCCCTGTTTCCGACGTTTGCATTCCGGGAGGGATATCGGCACTGCACCCGAGGCTACCCCAAGGGGGTATGACCGGGTACCCTGCCCTGGTATCGGGTCAGATGCCGAACGTTTTGAACGGCATCGAGCTTGATTTCACTTCCTGTCTGCCAGCCAGCAGCGCTCGTGCGTGTTCGTCTGTCTTGTCGCTCTTCATCCTGTTGCAGATGCGGTGCGTGAGCCTGCAGTTAGTGAAGCTGTATGGATCACCGCCGCGTGAGACCGGTATGAGCTCATCCACTTCGGCGCTCATCGGATGTGGTGTCTTCAATGTCTTGTCGACTGGCTTGCCGCAGATGGCGCACACATCGTATGCGGCCAGCACTCTTTGTCTGAGCATGCGCCGCCGGTATCCGTTGCTGACCCGCTCGTTGCGTCGCTTGCTCATGGTTATTCCTTCGTATGAAGTCCTAGCATGGCCGACCACGTGTCGACTAGGGATCCCGTCATCTGCGGATATCCCCTCACGAGGTTATTCATGGAGCGCCTTCGGCGGGAGTCGAACCCGCGCATACACGCGGCCGCAAGGAAGAGGATCCGAAGATCTGCGACCGGTGTGATCTGCCACTGATTCCTACGAAGGCATGGACAGGCGGTTTGAGCATCACCGCATCACGTAAGCGCGGGATTGGCTTGCCTGCCACTGTTGGTGTATGCCCACTCTGACGTGAGTGGGCGGAGCGTGTCCGATATGCCGTTCGGACAGGACGGTGTTACGTAGCCCAAGGAGTTAGGAGAATCCATGGCGGATATGAAAAGGGTTCAAACCAAGTCGCCTCGGTTTGAACCCTCTAAT